ACTGAACTCATTCGGCGCGGCGGCTGTCTCTACTGCAATGTCTGGCTCACGGGTGGCCGTGGCGTAAACAATTGGATTTACTTCCTCGAAACGATTGAAGCATGGGCGAAGGAACAAGGCTGCGATGCCATGTTGATTGACCGTGGCCGTAAAGGCTGGGGCCGCTTGCTTCCCGACTACAAAATCAAAACAGTCACGCTTGTGAAGGACATTTAAGCATGGGCGGTTCATCCGGTAACGATACCACCAAACAGACAACCAAGTCATCCCCGTGGGGGCCGCAGGAACCTTACCTCAAGTATGGCATGGACGAAGCCACGCGGCTTTATCAGTCTGCGGGGCCGCAGTACTATCCTGGCTCCACCGTGGCAGGCTTCAGCCCCACGCAGCAGCAGGCTCAGCAGCTTGGTACGCAGCGGGCGCTTGGCGGCAACGCCTCAATGCGGCAGGCGGAAGGCGTGAACAGCGACTTCATGTCGGGCAAGTACCTCAACAGCGACCCGTATTCGGATCAGGTCTATCAAAACATTCAGTCCAAGGTTCTGCCCTCGGTGAACTCTCAGTTCATGGGTTCTGGCCGCTACGGCTCCAACCTCCAGACCGACACGGCAACCCGCGCCCTGACTGAGGCTTACTCGCCCTATGCCTCGCAGCAGTACCAGAGCGGCCTTGACCGCATGGGGCAGGCGGCAAGCATGGCTCCGACCTTTGCGGCAAACGATTGGACCGACATCAATGCCCTGTCGAATATCGGCGGTCAGCAGCAGCAGTTGGGCCAGCAGGAACTCAATGACGCGGCGGCGCGGTGGGATTACTACCAAACTCTGCCCTACAACAAGCTCGGCCAGTACCAGAACAACATCGGCGGCAACTACGGCGGCACGACTGTCGGCAAGACGCAGACGCCGCAGCCGTCCATGTTCTCACAGGTTGCGGGTGGCGGTCTTGGGCTGCTCGGGTCAGCCCTTTCTGGCGGCATGTTCAACAACGCGTTCGGCGGCAACCAAGGCTTCTATTGAGGGGTAACACCATGCAAATCAAAAACCCGTTCCCCGGCCTTCTTGGCATGAACAACCAGCAGCCTGATCCGTATCAGTCTCTGCTTGGTGGGTACTACACTCCGCAGCAGGCCAAGATGGCTTGGCTTGGCGGCTCGCTTCAGGGCCTTGGCGCTGGTCTGGCTTCCGGCAAGTCAGGCGCATGGGCGCAGGGCCTTGCCTTGGGCGGCGGCGAAGGTCTTGACAACTACCGCCAGCGGGCAGTCGCAGCCAGCGCACTCGATATGCGGAAGAAAGAATACGACTACCAGCAGCAGCAGCGTCAGGAAGAGGCAGCGGCTAGGCAGGCAGAGGAAGACGCACAGTCTGCGGCCATCGCTGGCCTTCCGCCTGAAATGCAGTCTATGGCTAAGGCGTTCCCCAGCGCGGTTATCCCGAATTATGTGAAGCAGAAATACTTCCCTGATCCGGTTGCCTATAACGAAGCGCCTCCGACCAAGACGATCTTTGACGAAAGCACCGGACAGGAACAAGTTGTCCAGTGGACGGGTTCGGGTTGGGCACCTCTTGGCGGCAAGAAGTCGAGCCAAGACAACCGCGCTACGGCAACAGACAAGAAAGAGCTTTGGAAGTCTGAAGACGAACTTCCGGCTATTGACGGAACAATATCGTCTCTCGACAGGGCGCTTGAACTTAACGAGAAGACATTCACTGGCGTGACCGCTGGTGTTCGTGGGTGGGCTGGAACAGCCATTCCTGGGGCTGGAATGGTAATGGACCCGAACGCCGCAGCGGCCACCCGCGAGTTTAGCCAGATTATGTCATTGGAAGCCATCAAGTCGATGGCAGACACTCTCGCTGGCGCTACCACTGACCAAGAGTTGAGGCAGTTTGTTGAAATTCTTGCTGACCCCAGCACCCCGCCCGACATCAGAAAACGGACGATTCTTCGCATGAAGACGCTGGCCGAAAGACAGAAGGCAATCAAGACGCAGCGCGTTCAGGAATTAAGGCGTTCCAATAGCTACGGTAATGCGCCGCAGCCCGTTGTGACTGAAGACGGCTACACCATTGAAGCTGTACCGGAGAACTGACACGATGCCATCTTACATCATCACAGGCCCGGACGGTAAAAAGTACAAAGTCACCGGGGCTGACGCTCAGGGTGCGTACAACGCATTGAAGCGGCAGTTGGGCGGCGACTCAGCTGATGTTGGTTCTGCTGGAATGGCTCCCGACATTGGCGCGTCTATTCCCGATATTTCATTGCAGGCCGCGCCTGTAGGTGACGCAAGCCAGTGGAGCAGCGCAAAGGAGGGCATGGACACCCTCACGATGGGCGGGCAGTCAAAGTTGAACGCTGCGGGCGGTGCCTTGGTGCGTTCTGCATTTGATGTGGCGCGTGGCAACGGTTGGACTTGGGGTGACAATTACGACAAAATCCTACAAGAGCAGCGTGACAATCAAGCTGCGTACAATGAAGAAAGCCCGATTGGCACGGGGCTTGGTCGCGCAGGCGGTATCATGATCGGCGTGGCGCGTGGACCCGCTTGGGCTGGTCCCGCTAAAGCGCCTGGGTGGGCAAGGGGGCTTCTTGGCGCTTCAGCAACGGGTTCCGGCTACGGCTTTATTGGCGGTGCGCTAGAGGATGCAAGCAGCATCGAAGATCGCACTATCAATGCCCTCAAGGGTACTGGCGCTGGTGCGTTAATTGGCTTTGGCGGTTATGGTGCTGGCAAAGTTGTTGCCAAGGGCGCTGAGAAGGTCAGCAAAGCATTCTCAACCGTCAACGCCCCTCCGCTCAACAAGGCGGAACAGGAAGTCTTTGACCTCATCAACAAGGCGGGTGGCCCCGCCGCTGTTCAGCAGAAACTTGCAGAACTTGGCCCTGATGCAGCCCTCGCTGACGTTCTTGGCTTCGCGGGAACGGCCACCACGCGCCGCGCCGCCAACATTAGCCCAGAGGCCCGCCAAATCCTCACCGACTTTGTTGAGGGTCGAAAGGCTGGACAGAACACCCGACTTGCCACTGATGTTGAAATAGCGTCAGGACTTCCTGTCGGGAATATTAAGAACGTCGATGCGCTGAAGAAGGAAGCGTATGACAAAGTTCGGCCCACTATCAACAAGGCATATACATCTGCCCGCAAGGCTGGCGCTGAAGTTGACCTGACCGAGTTTGATAACATTATCACCACGCCCATTGGCAGGACGGCATTCCAGCAGGCGCTGGATAACGTCACCAGCCGCGCGGCGCGTGACCCGTCTGCGGGTGGTAATCTTGCCGTCTTGGATGAAACCAAGCGCATTCTTGACGGCTGGGCCAAGAAGGGTTTCCGTGACGGCGACCCGATGGCAAGCGAATATGCCTCTGCTGCCGAAGCACTCAGAACCCGGCTCGATGACCTTTTGGCGGGCGACGAGTATGCGGTTGCCCGCGCCTTGCGCCAGGATGCCTATCAGGGCGACGAAGCGTTTGATCTTGGCGCGAAGTTGGCTGGATCGCGGGTTGGGCTTGGCCTTCCTCAAGCGGTTGGTAAGGTCAAGCCGCAACATAAACAGAAGGTTGCTCAAGCCTATGGTGCCACCAAGGTTGAAGACCTACTGAATAGGAATGCGACAGAAGGCGCTTATGCGGATATGATAAGGCCGCAGGGCCGCGCTGCATCACAGGCTGCGCTTGGTCAGAATGACAGCATTATCCAGAAAGCAATTGGCCGCGAACGCCAGTTCAACATCACCAACAGGGAAGTAGTGGGCAACTCCACAACCGCCCGCCAGTTAGCTGAAATGGCTGGCTGGGGATTGGGAACGGCAACCATCAGTCAGTTGATGGGCAACGACATTTGGACCACGGGCATCACGGGCCTGCTTGGTGCTGTTGGTCGGCGTTCGTTGCCAACCATCACGCAGAAGCTGGTCACGGAGCGCCAGCGCCTTGTTGCGCCGTTCTTGGCTGAAATTCTGACCAAGGCTCAGTTGCCCTTGAACAGGCCAATTCCTCCCGGCTTCCTTGAGAAGTTCGTGACGGGCGGGGATCAGAAACTAGCTAGAACGCTTCAGCTAATGTGGATTGACGCCATTCAGAAGAATAGCCCCCAGACAAATCCGGCCCAGTAGTAGGTTATTGTCACCGTAACAACGACGAGCAGAAGGCGAATGACGCCTCCCGGCTGAAAAATCGGTTCAGGGTTCTGCATCCCCACCCCATACCTTATTCCCCGCCCGCTGTGAAGCGGCCTATTCGGAGTTACCCGATGCCTGATTTTGGCTCTGCAACCTTCAGTCAAACAGACGCCTCGAACGCCACCGGGACCATGCCTTCGTGGTCTGGTGCCGCAGCCCCGTCCACGCTGGACGATGCGGGCCGTGCGCTCCAGGGTGCCGTCACCCGTGAATGGAACTGGCGCAATTATACTGTAACTTCTGCTGGTACAGGTACGGCGCTTACCCTGACCTATTCCGTTGCCCCGGCTGCGTACTACAACGGCCAGAGGTTTGCGTTCATCACCAATACGGCGGTGACGGGTTCCTGCACTCTGAACGTCAATTCGCTTGGTGCCACGACCATCAAGAAAGTCCTTGGCGGTACGCTGACGAACCTTGCCTCCGGTGACATTCCGGCTGGTAGGTTTGTCGAAGTCGCTTACAACACGGCGAACACCTGTTTTGTTCTAGTGGATAGCATTCTCCCGCTTATTTCTGACAGCAGCGGCAACGTCGGCATAGGTCGCACTGCAGCAGCGGGATACAAATTCCAAACATCTGGAACAATTGGCGCTAATGATGGCACCGTTGAAGTGTTCATGGCTCCGGTTGCGGCGTCATTGGCAAGCATCATCGGGAACGTCAGCAACCACGCCGTTGTTGTCTACCAGAACAATGCAGAAGCTTTCCGCGTAGACACCAACAAAAATGTTCTTGTCACAAACTCCGGTGGCCTCGGCTACGGCACGGGCAGCGGCGGCACGGTTACGCAGATCACCTCCAAGGGTACAGGCGTCAACCTCAACAAGACCAACGGCAGAATCATTACAACCGCTGACGCCCTGGCAGCAGCGACTGCTGTCCAATTCTCAGTAACTAATTCTACTGTTGCTGCAACGGACACAGTAATCATTCATATTTCATCTGGTGACGCGAACGTCGGCCTCAATTATCAGGTGTGGGTCGGTTCTGTTTCTGCTGGCTCATTTGTCGTTACGCTTTTAAACAGGTCTGGCGGCTCTCGCTCAGAAGCCCTGACGCTGAATTTCGCGGTCATCAAGGCCGTGACGGCATAATGAACTGCCCGCTCCCGCGCTACTGGATGTGTCACGCGATAATATCGCTGATTATCGCTGCAGCCCTGTGGTGGCCTCTCGGCCTCACCGCTGGCCTTGCTGCTGGCGTGGCCTTCTACGCGGGGCGTGAATACACACAATGGGAAAGCGGCTTGCCCTTTGATTGGAAAGGCATTGCCGCGCCCTTTATTGCCTGTTGTTTGGTGCTTGTCGTTCATCTGGTCGCGTAGGGAAACACTGCGATGCCTGCTCGGTTTCTCAAGTTTTTGCATGGTGAGGTCATGGAGCGCATCACAGACGCTATAGCTATTCTTGCCGTCATTACAGGCATCAATCCAACCTTCTATTATTGGCTTTCCGAAATATCTACGCTTGCCGCTTTGTTGATGCCTGTCCTTGGCTGCATGTGGCTTGGCGTACAAATCTGGTCGCGTGTTTCCAAGGGCAAGTAAATGCGCCGTATCCGCTTTACGCATAAGCGGAATAAAGGGTGTTGGGGCCTTTCGCGTCCCGGTTTCCGCATTGAGATAGACCCTTTTCTCGAAGACAAAACTCACATGGACATAGCGATCCATGAGGGCCTGCATTGTCTTTTCCCCGACCTTTCCGAAGAGGCGGTCAACCAAGCCGGGATTACCCTTGCCGATCTTCTTTGGCGGCTAGGATATAGGCGCGAAGATTAGGAGTTTTAATGCCACTCAAGGTCAGCGACGAAGAGTTCATTTCCTGTTGGAAGCGGCTGGGTTCCCCCGCACGTGTCTCGGAAGCCCTCGGCATTGACGTTCGCCAAATCTATCGCAGGCGGGCAGCAATTGAGGAACGGCACGGGCTCATCCTTGACGCCGCAGATGAAGCAAAGAGCAAGCGGCCTAGAATTTCCGTCCCAAAGAACGGCTACCGCGCAATAAACGAGAACATCACCGGGGCTGTCATCGTCGCCAGTGACCTCCACGCATGGCCGGGGGATAGATCAGTCGCCTTTGATGCTCTGGTCGAACTCATCAAGGAACTGAAGCCCATTCTCATCATTGCAAACGGCGACAGCGTGGATATGGCATCAATCTCCAGGCACCCGCCCATAGGCTGGCAGACGGTTCCAACCGTGGTTGAAGAACTGGACGCGGCCAAGGAACTCCACGCCGAACTTGAGAGCGCGGCCCCAAACGGCACCCCGCTTGTGTGGCTGTACGGGAACCACTGCCTGCGGTTCAATACCCGCCTTGCATCTGAGGCCCCGGAATTTCGCGGGGTTCCTGGCGCATCGCTTGAGGACCATTTCCCGGCATGGGACTTCGCTATGTCCATGCACCTGAACAAGCACACGGTTGTCATGCACTCGTGGCACAACGGCGTTCACAGCGCCTATAACAATGCGGTCAAGTCTGGCGTCAATACGGTGACTGGTCATACCCATCGGTTACAGGCCGTTCAGTGGGCGGATTACAATGGACTTCGCTGGGGCATCGAGTGTGGCACCCTGTCGAACTTTGGGCCAGATCAGCCGAAATTCCACTACACCCTTGACCGTCCGGTCAACTGGAGTCAGGGCTTTTCTGTTCTTAACTTTGCACCGAACGGGATGCTTCTGGAGCCTGAGTTTTGTAGGGTTCTCAACGGTCAAGCGTATTTCCGTGGACAGAACGTTATCAACAAAGTTTTGCCAGTTTCTAAGGTTAAGCGGGCTGCATGAGCATTCTGAAAGAACGTCAGAAAACGCACGGCGATTACACCAATGTCGCCCGCATCTCTCAGGCTCTCAAGGCCATTCTTCAGGACGGTCCAACGCATGACAATCTCTCGCTAATGCAGCGGGAAAGTCTGGACCTCATCTGCACGAAACTTGCTCGCATTGTCTGCGGCTCACCGGAGAAGGACCACTGGGTGGACCTCGCTGGCTATGCCGATCTTATCGTCTTCAATGAGTTCAATCATAAAAAGACTGCATCCAGGGCCAACGTAACCATCATGGAAATGGACCCGGATGAACGCAGCGACATTCCTGACCCTGACGGCCCTTTCTCTCGGCATCTCATGTGGGGCCGCTAAGGCTCACTCTTGGTATTCCAACAAGTCTGACCCCGTTTATCACAACTCCTGCTGTGGCGGGAACGATTGCGCCATGTGGGCAATCCAGCCGGGGGAAATATCAGCGGAGGCAAACGGCCTGCGTGTGAGGCTGTCGCTGGAGCGCAGCAAACTGATTAACCCACATTCACTGCTTCCCATCGATGCGCTGGTCATCTGGGACCGTGTGCAGCCGTCTGAGGATGGCAACTGGCACATCTGCATCATGGGCGCTTATCGCGGCGATGACCGTCAGGGCATCTATTGCCTGTTTGCACCACCTAACGGTTAGGGAGGGTTCGCCATGAGCCACCAATCCAATGACAGTGCAGTGGCGATTGGCTGTTTCCTCCTGACTATGGTGATGGTGATTATTTTCTGGCTCGCCACTGCTGCGGCTGCACAGGCACCGACCCTGACCCCCTGCGGCCCGACGAAGCAGATGACTGACATGCTCAAGGCCAACTTTGGCGAGACGCCATTGATTGCGGGCCTAGCGAACGGCAACACGCCTGTCCTGATTTTCACCAACCCCAAGACGGGAACGTTCTCAATCACCATCCGGCGTCCAGGCGGCATCACGTGCCTGATTACGGCGGGCGAGTCTTGGACGTTTGTAGACCAGCCAAAGGAAGGGATAGACCTTTGACCGAACTCCCCCCGCAATACCAGTGGCTTAAAAAGGAAGTGGGGCCACGCATCCTCGTCGAGGCCGTCAAGACCTACGGGACGGCAGAAAAGCCGGGGCCGGGGTCTAACCCGTCAATTCTTAAATGGGCGCAGGATGTAGGCCTAGACCGCGTTTACAAGGCAGACGCTACGGCGTGGTGCGGGCTTTGGATGAGTTACGTTGCCAAGCAGGCCGGATGGGATGACCCCTACAACCCGCTCTGGGCGCGGAACTGGCTGAACTTTGGCACTCCGCAACGGGAAGCTGGCCTTGGTGACGTTCTGGTGTTCTCGCGTGGATCGGGTAGCGGGCATGTGGGCCTGTACGTAGGCGAGGACGCTTCCGCCTATCACGTTCTGGGCGGCAATCAGTCTGACCGCGTGATGATTAAGCGCATTGCAAAGAACCGCCTCTTGGGCATTCGCCGCTGCCCCTGGAGGGTGAACGAGCCTGTCAATGTCAAGCCCGTGAAACTTGCAGCCAGCGGCTCCCTCTCAACAAACGAAGCTTAGGAGTACGAATATGAATTGGGACACAATCCAGCAGTTTATCCGCATCATTATGCAAGTGGTTGCGGGCATGCTTGTCAGCAAGGGCCTTATTACTGCCGAAATGGGCGTTACCCTCACGGGTGCCATTGTCTCGCTGGGCGGCATCGCCTGGTGGGTGTTCTGGCAGAAGGGCAAGGCTGCGGCCTAATGTCGGAAGGCGTAATAGTATTTGCTCTTATCGTGGCGGTCCTCATTGGTGTGGGGGCCGCTTCTTTTTTGGTGATGCGAACCCCGGCATTCTGGGGGGAGGTTGTCAGGGAACTGGCAACAAAGGCTTGGCCTCAGATTTTGGCTATCCTGTCCAAGCGCATGACCCCGCAAGAGGAAGCCGAATGGCGCAAGGCCGAACGGGCGGGCAGGGGCGATGAATGGCGCAGGAAGCGGCTGGGACTGCCCCCGAAGGGCTAGTAGTAGCGCAGGGATCGGGCGTAGATCAGGATGGCCTTTCTAGCCTCAGAAACGCCGCTTCCTCCAGCACCTCGGCGAGGATGAGGTCGACGGCGATTTCAGCTTCCCCAGTCCAGAACTTCCAATTGTCCTCAAAGCCGTTTGGATTGCTGATGGCCCTAGCCACCTTCTCCACCAGCGCGGCGCGGCGGTCAGAGGTCATCCTTCTTCTCCTCTGCGAGGGCTGCGTCGATGAATGCTTCAATGTCGCAGTTCCATACTGAACCACGCTTGATCTTCAACAGCGCCGCCCGCAGCCGTTCGATCTCGGCGGCAGCTTCGTGCATTTGCGGTACTTTGTGCGCCCGCAGCCTCTCCACAATGTCAGTCATCACGCGCCTCCTGCGGCAGGGGGAGGATGAGGGCGGCCATCTCGCGGATGCTGGCGCTGTCGTTTTCCGCAAGCTGGCTCATCCCCGGCCACGCATTGAGGGCTGCTGCGATGGCGGTAGCAATGTCCTGTTCTTCCGCCGTGTAACAATCTCTGGATGCGTAGTTGTAAGCCCATAAAGCCGCCTCCACCACCTCGCCCGGTATCTGTGCAGGGTCAATCATTGTTAGCCTCCAACATTCTACGAGCCTGAAAATTGCGGCAGTTGTCCGGCACAGCGCACCGTTCGTTAACCGCGCAGTCACACGCGAACAGCGCCAGCTTCGCCCGCAGACGCTTGATCTCGGCGGCTTGCCGTTTAAACGCATCGCCAAAGCTGGCGTTGTCCTCCCGCTGGATAGCTAGGGCGTCCCAGACATCATCCAGCTCGCGGTTCAGACGTTCGATCTCCCCAGCCGCCTCTCTCAACCCAATCGTCAGGTGCTGCGGCGCGTGCTGGTCCTCAAACTGCTGGGCCTGCCGGATCAGCCAGGCGGCAATCCCGCTCGGTTCATTTCCTAGCTGCGGGCCAGTTTTGTCACAGTGGTCTTCCCGCTCGGGGTTATTCATCACGGGCCTCCTATGGGTACACGTATTTCGGCACACTTTTTCAAAACAAGACTGACGTAAACGGGAACAAAAGGGGCCAATTGTGCCGTGTCTGTTCGCTAAATGGGCCGTTCCCGTTGCTTTTTCCACGTAATTTCCTCCCTAGACTTGGGCCGCTGGGTGTTTCACTTGCGGCCCTTTTTTATTGATATAATTGAACATTTTCATTTGCTGCCACTTGGGTTCACGGATTTCACACGCTTTCTGGAAAGTTCACGCATAAAGTCGTGAACGTCCGTCATCTCCAAGTGTCCATAACTTTCATCCACCACTTGCAGCTTTTTCCAGCCCCCGGCTTCCTTCAGCCGCTTGATACTGCCCCCGGCCTTCAGGAACCGCGCTGCAAAGGCGTGACGGCCCAATTCATGCCCGTCCCGGTATGGTAGCCCAGCGGCTTTGTGGGCGCGTCTGAGGGCCTTCCCAACGCCTTGGGTGGTGTTGTAGCCCCATCCCCCAGAAGGGTACTCCCAGCCCTCTGGAACGGGCGTGAGGCGCGGTTCTCCATTCTTGGTCCGTCCCGCAAGTGCGAAACCATCCCGCACATGCTCTGGCCGGATTGACAGCGCCTCGCCCGTCCGAAGGCCCGTGTAGGTCATCAAGGTTATGAGTGCGGCAAGCCCTTCCGGCAGATGCGGCAATAGGGCGTCAAGGTGCTTGTCATCGGCTGGGGTAATTTCCGGCTTCTGTTCATGGCGGCGGTCAATCATCGGTGCCGTGGCCCCCGGCAACCTTGCCTTAGCGGCAGCGCGCAGGATGGCAACAACTGGACCGTATACCTGACGGTTGAGCGTGGAAGCCTTGGCGTCCGGGTACAGAACCCGCGCGGCTTCATCAATCTCAATCTGTCCAATCTGTGGCAATGGTGTTTCCTTGAAGTGGTCAAGTAGCTGGGCCAAGAAGCGGCCCCCTTTTCCCTTGTTCAGGTAGACGGTGACGGCATCAGCGAATGTGGCGTCTTTGACTTGTCCGAGTCGGGCGGCGTCATAGACTTCCCGTTCGCGTTTGAGGCGGTAGCGTTCCGCTTGGCCCCGGTCAGCAGTTCCCGTGCTTTCAAATATGATGACCCCGCCAACCGTCCCACGGACGAACCAGTTCTTTGAGCGGGTGGGGTATTTCTTGATACGGAGCATGTGAGGTATCCAAGGAACGTCTGAACCTGTTCCGGTGTGAAGCCTATTCCCCGGCCCAGCTTGCAGCAACAGCCTGCTTCTTTGGCCTTGGCAATCAGGCGCTTGAGAGACGGGCGGCGATTGTCGGGAAACATCGCCTGGACTTCTTCGGGGCTGTAAAGTTTCATCTTTCGACTACCGTTCCATCCATGCGCTTTTTCCACTTGGACCGTTTGCCGCCCGGAAGCGGGTTGCGGCTGGCCTTGACGCCTATTGCTTTCTTCATCTGCCGATCTGCCTTGCGGATGATTTTAATCTCCCCGCGAGACTTGCCCGCGTGGCAATCAACGTGAGCCGGGAAAAGGTTTTCAGGATCGTTAGTGCCACCTAATGCCAAAGGTTTGCGGTGCTCAACTTCCCACGGCTCTCCGGGGGCAATCTTCCGAGAACACAGGTGGCATATGCCGCCCGCGTCTCGGAATACCTCTGCCCGCCGCTTGGGGGTTATGGTGATGCGCTTGGTCAACGAACCTCGGGAGCAAATGGGACAGAGTCATCGAGGTCAATCTGAGCACCTGGAAACACTTCCTTGGCCTTTGCCACAAACTGTTCCGGCCTCTCTGCTGTGCCGTCTTTGCGTTTGACTGACAGGCTGAAGAACTTCCCGTTGGCGTTCTCTTTCAGCCAACCTGACAGCCAATAGTCGTGGCCTTCTACGTTGATGCTGCCGCTAAAATCAGGATGAGTGTCCTTTTCCTTGCGTTTGTTGCGGCCAAGGATTCCTCGATTAGTGTTGTCGTAAGTGGTCATTATGCGGCCTCCTTTAATAAGATTGTGAAGTCAACGCCGAGTAGATTGCTAATGATGTGTAGAGCCCGCTCTTTCGCCTCCTGAAATGTCTTGCGCCCCATCGCGTCACGGCGCTGGCTGTCAGCCGTCCAGATCGTGACGGTCTTCCCGTCGATCGCTACAACGCTGTACTTGTCAAGCGACTTGGCCTTCGTTGCCAGCGTCATGGCTTCCGAGTTATTGGCGCAGACAATGCGCGTCTCAGAGCAGAACCCCGCCTTGATGAGCGCCCACTTGCGGAGGTGTTCAGGCGAGGGGAAGTCATCAGCCAAGTCTTCAGGTAAGTTCCTCCACGCCTCATTCACCACAGCGAAGAAGTGCCTATGGGATTCGCTTGATCTGTTTTCCGCCATCTGCCAGCCGTGGACTGCGCCAACGTCTAGCTTGACCCTTTTCGGGTGGAGACAGCGGAACAGCCCGTTGCCTTCGTAGAGAAGGGGGAATGTTTCGCTCATGCCGCCACCGATGCCTTAAGTTCGCTCTGGCGGTCATTGTACTCAACGCGCAGTTCGTCAAGAAAGTCAGGCGGCAGCGCGTCAATCGTCGTGACGTTGGACTGATACCAAGCCTTGAGCGTGGTGACGGACGCAGCCTGACGAATTTCCTTCACCAGCTTTGAAAACGTGTCGCGGCTTCCGGCCTTTGATGCGCCGGGGGTTCCGCTTGCTGCCAGCATGACGGGCGGCGGTGCGGGCTTGTCGTTCGCGGCGTTGGCGTCATCGTCCTCATCAGCGGCGATGTTGGCGACTGCGGCAAGATTATACCGCTTGCCGTATGTGATGGCGCTGCCCATCGTCTGCGGCTTGTCATAGGCAATCGGGAACCTGGATTCAATCCACTGGCCCGACTTGTGAATGAGCCGCGTGACAACGTGCAAGCCGCCTTCCGTGGCATCCGTGCCGTTGACCACGGCAATACCGTGCTTGGACAGGGCAGGGGTGACGGTATCCCTGATCTCGGCAAGGTCAGCGTACTTGCTCTTGAAGTGCGGGTTGACCTTGTTCAGCTTGGCGTTCTTCATTTCCGACTGAGCGGAAGCAAGTGCCGTGGCAAGCTGGTCAATGGCTTCAGATGTTCGCATGTGAATAATCCTTCGTGGGTTCGGTTTCGGGCGATATTGCCCACATCAAAGCGGCTTCAAATTCCGTGGCGTCCGGGTGTTCTGCGAGGTAGCGGTCAATGAACTCGTCCCGGTCTGCTTCAAGCCAGTCAGGGTCGTTTTCCATGATGCTCACCAGTTGATTGCTGCCAAGAAACCAATGCTAAATGCGATGAAGCCTGCGAGGGCTTTGACGGGTATGGTCCAAGTCATCACCACTGCCTTTCTATGCGGTTGATTGCATCCCAGATGGCGCGGGCTTCCGGCTCATCTCCATCAAATTGCTCCAGAAGGTTTTCCATCGCCGCCAGCTTGGTAATGCCAAACCCGCGCATGGTATTTTCGTTGTCATCGTGGTTGTCCATGCGGGCTTCCCAATCGGCGCTGCGGTCAGGGATGGGCGGGCAGATGTATGAAACAATGACGTTCATCTCAGCGCCCCATCTGCATGTCGCGGAGGTGGTCGCCACGGTCATCGCCATATTCGGCGTGGTCATTAATGATGCACTCACGCACCTTGTCGCCTAAGTCCTTCCAGTCGTATTCGAACGAACGCTGGATCAGCTTCCAGAGGTCAGGGTCAGATTTCTCGTCAACGCTGAACTCGTCGGTCCAGCGCGTTTGCTCAAACGTGACAGAGGTGATCTCCCAGTTGCGGGCGTCTTCGTAGTCAAGGTCAAGGGTTGCATCAAACTCAGCAACGAAGCCGCGCTTGATGGTGCCAAGGGCTGCGTCACGGCCAAGGTTGGAAACCAGTGTCAGGGTGTAGGGGATGTGAAGGGTTGGCATTGCGTGTCTCCCGATCTGCTATGGTTCACACGGTAGATGTTAACACGGCGCATGTCAACACAAAACGTGTTAGCAGTGGGCAAATTTTTTTGGCGGGTAGCCCTACCTTATTTTTCCGACGATTTTGACGCCTTCAATCATGGCCCTGAACCTCTCAATCAGTTTCTTAGCGTCATCTGGCGGTAAAGCTCGCAACTGAGCGTCAATCCCTGCAGATTGCGTTTCCTTGCCCAGCAATAACCATTCCGCCGTTGTTTTAAAAGCTTTTGCATAAATTTCTGCGCGTTCGGCATTGAACTCGTTTTGCCCGTTTTCGTGGGCAATATATGTAGATACACCCCAACCGTGTGTTTTTGCTGCTGAACTAGCGGAATGGTAGCCGCTGCTAATTCTGGCTTCGCGTAGCCTATCGCTCATTGTATTCATGCATCCCGCATACGCCGACAGTTAACATAAATAATGTTTGACGTATAACACGACCCATGTTAACACGGGGCATGTGTTCAGTTTCCACCATCTTCGAAACCCTTGGCGGTCCAACAAAAGTGGCCCGCATCTTGGGTGTTGGCTTTACGACTGCTTCAGAGATGAAGCGGCGCGGCTCCATTCCGGTCAAGTATTGGCCGAAGCTAGTGGAGGCTTGCGAAGCGAGCGGCGTTGATGGCGTCACCTACGAGCGGCTTGTGACGATGCACACAGAGGCCGCGCAATGAAACCCGCCCCGTTCCGTTGTTCCCCTAGATCATTTGGCAACGGCAAGCTCCTCCCTGGTGTCAGGGGCGGCAACTTGGCCCGCGTTACATGTAACGCTCTGTCCTCCCAGACGGGCCACTTTCTATTCAGTCTGAAGCAGCCGCAGAAGTTCGGCGCTCAGTTCACCAATGCTGGTCGGGGTTCTTCTCCGTCCTCCACCAGCGCGGGTGCGGCGTTTTATAGGCGGGCCTTGATGTCTGCCAAGTCGCGCCCGCACGTCATTCAAGTAAATCACGTTGCTCATAACGTTCTCCTTCCTTCCTTTACTTTACTCGGGGGGCATTCCGAGTTGCGGGAAAGGTGTTCCTAGCCATGAGAACAGCAGACCAAGTTCAGGACGAAATCAGCGCCTTGTTGCGTCACCTCGCTGACCCTGCCGTTGCGGGGGAGTCAGTAAAAGCGTGCATCCGCCGTGCCGCAACGCGGGCGGGCCTTACCTACGGCCAGACAAAAAAACTCTGGTATCGGGAAACCAAAAACATTCCGGCCTTCTTGGCGGATGAATTGCGCGAAAGAGCAACACGGCATGACAGAGAATTACGGCGGGCCGCTTTCCACGCTCTGGTCGAAATGCAGCAGAGTGACCCGGAGTTTTTTAGCGATGCTCTTAAAGCGTTGGGCGACATTGTGTTGCCGATCTGTTGTCCCAATGATCCGGCTCGCAAGAAGGCTTGAGGCCAATGAGTAAAACGCGGCTGACCCTCACAGCATTGCCGCCTAGCGTCAACGCGATATGGCGTCACACGCGCGGCGGCAAGATGTACCGTACCGCAGAGTACATGACCTTCTTGCGCGGCGAGGAATGGAACCTCGCACCGCAACTCAAGGGCCAGCACAAGTTCACAGGCCCCGTTTTTCTCACCATTGCGATGAAGCGCCCTCGCGCCAATTCCGACCTCGACAATCGCGCCAAGGGCCTCCTGGACCTTCTTCAGCATGTGCAGGCCATAGACAACGACAAGAACGTGATGGGCCTGAACCTGTACTGGTCAGCCGACCTTCCGGCAGGCGTGGCCGCTGAGATTACCATTGTGCAGGCAGACGCTTTGGAGAACGCAGCCTAATGAATGCCCCAGCCTTTGATTGGACCGAAGCCCGCATTGAGGAAATGCTAACAATGTGGCGCACTGGTTACACCACATACCAAATGGCCGCTCACTTCGGTGTCAGCCGCAACACCATCTGCGGCAAGCTTCACCGCGTCAAGATTGCTCGCGGCATCCTGGAAGCAAAGCCCCGCATTCGCAAGCCATCCAAAACAGACGAACCACGCAAGGCGAGGAAGATGACGCTGCCCGCCCGCGCCGGGTTTGTGCTTGCCAAGTTGCCCGTGACTTCCGTTTCCGCTCCTGACGAAGGGCAGTTGGCTTCAATAATTGACGTCACAGGCTGCAAGTGGCCCGTGAAAGACGATGAGGCTTATGTGGGCGGTGTGGCCTTCTGCAATCACGGCACTCTGGATGGAAGTTCTTATTGCCCCTACCACAAGGCGGAAAGCGTGGCGTCCTACAGCCGCACACTCATCAGCAAGACCGTCCGTTCTGCGTGGCATGTCTACAACAGGAGGGTCGCAGCATGAGGGCAACGGCGGCAATTCTCACGCTGAAAGACGCCACTGCGTTCGGGCATTCTATGGAGCAGATACTCCAAGCGGTTACAAAGACAACGCGGATTGGGCGACTAGACATCATGAGCGCACACCGCGCCGCAAACATCATGGAAGCGCGGCATATCTTCTATTGGTGCGCCCGCTATTTCACGGCCCGCTCTTACCCTGAGATTGGCCGTTTTATCAAGCGTGACCACTGCACAATTATGCACGGCGTTCGGAAGCTGGACCGTGACCTGTCGCGCGTGTGGCCGAAGATCAAGGCCATTGCTGCTGAACTTGGCGAAACGATTGACGAAAGGATGGCAGCATGAGCGGCGCGGCGTTCGGCTTCATACTTGCCTACGCCTTTTTCTTCGCCATTGGCCTCGCGTACTTTGCGGGCATCTGTAACAGAAATATTTGAATTTGGTTGAGTCACGTTGGCGCGTTCTGACGGTTTCAGAGGTATAATCTTCGCATGAGTTATTCGGCAATGGCCTGGGCGCGCGGCATCAAGACGGGATCGGCAACGGTCAAGTCTGTTCTGCTGGCTGTTGCTAACTATGCTGATGAGGAAGGCATTTGCTGGCCTTCCCAGGAGCAGCTTGCCGACGATACGGAACTGTCTCGCCATAGCATCATGCGCGCCCTCGACCAGTTGGAAGAGATGGACTTGATTACCCGTGAGCGGCGGCACCGGAAAGACGGGTCAAGGTCATCTGATTTGATCATTCTCGACCTAAGTCGCACTGAGCAACGTAGCTCCCAGCAACGTAGCACACAGCAACAACCTAAGTCGCACAGTGCTACAGCAGAACCTATCATAGAACCTTCACTTAGTAGGAATAGCGCGCAACGCGTTAAGCGGGATAGCGACGAAGACGAAGCCGTTAAGGTTTGGAACGACCTCGCAAGCGACCTTTCACTGCCCAAAGTCCAGCGGATGACCGAAACGCGGCGGCGGAAGCTGGCTGCACGGTTGCGGGAATGTGGCGGCTTGGAGGGCTGGCACGTTGCAATGGCGAAAATCCGGGGAAGCCCGCTGTGTCGTGGGGAGGTTGGTGCGTGGCGTGCTGACTTCGACTTCGTGCTTCAGGAATCAAGTTTCGTAAAGCTCATGGAAGGCAAATACGATGACAAATCACCCGGACGACATGCATCCCCTGGCACCGCCTCCGCTGCCGATAACAACCGTCAAGCGAACCGGGAACGTCTACGAGCTATCGTTGAGGAAGCCGAACGCCGAGAAAATGAGGACGGCGGTGACGGTTTACGAGACACTGATGCGCGCGCGGCCTGATTACGGCAAGGAATCGACCGAGTATGCCGTTGGCCTCACGGAAACGCTATCATACCTCACCGATGAAGAACTTGCGTGGATTGCCAACCCGCGTGAAGGGTTAGCCACGGTATGCAAATTCCTTCCAACAGCGGCGGATGTTCACGACTTCTTGCGCGCAAAACGTGCCAGAGAAGCAGAGTACAAGCCTGCCCACACAGCCTATCGCCGCCTGAACGAAGACAGCGGGCCGTGGGAAAAGGAAACCGATTACGAGCGCAAGGCCCGCGTGGTGAGGGAACTGCTGGGTTACAACCCATCGCACAAGGCGCAGCAGATTGAACCGAAGCGCGATCTTGTGCCGCCCACGGCTGAAGACTTGCGGAACCTCAAGCTCAAAACCCCTCCCGGCCCGATCTCACGCCAGTTGCGCGAAAAGTTAGAGGCCGAAGGCTGGCCGTTCATTCCCAGCGAGGAACAAAGAGCATGAACGAGGTGACATTCTCCCCCTTCAACAGCTTTGACTACCTCAACACAGTAGAACTTTGCCACGCCTACATCCGGGTGGTTGGCGATGATTTTCAGAAGCTTACCGAAAAATACGATGACGCGCTCCAGCGGATCAACGACCTCCAAGCCGAGATTGAAGCCCTGAAAATCATTTGCCGGGACGCAAGCTAAATGTGGATAATTATGCGCACTGACTTTCGGAAAGAGCCCTACGTTGTTTCCCAAATTGGGAACATGGGCTTTCCGGCATGGCATCCGGTCCAGGTTATAGCCTGCCGCCCCGCAGTGGCCCGCCGTGTCACAGCAAAGGCGCAGCTACGGGCTTACCGTGAGATAGCGATATTACCCCGCCGTGTGTTCGCATGCCTGCCAGTGGCCTCCGTAGACGATCTACAGGGCATTCGGCATTTGGTAGGCGTCGAGTTTGACGGCGACATGCGGCCAGTGGTCATCCCTGACAGCCAAATCTCCGCATTCCGTGCGGTGATTGATGCGGAGAATAGGGCGGCACTGGCGCTATCACAAAGTGCTAGCAGAAAGCAAAAGGCAAAATGGCGCGACCTCCGAGAGGCGTTGCTGGAAATGGTTGACCAAGCCAAAGCGCAGTTGGAGCAGGCGGCGTGACCATCCACTATCACGGCACGCCGCTGAGCCCCCGTGACCAGTTGTGGCTCATGGCTGGCAAAAACTTCTGCGTTTCCTACGCCAATCCCGCAGATGCGGATATTTGCCTGCGGATCGGCCAAAGCGTGATGTGGGACAACGGCGCGTTCAGCCTGTTCACCAAGGGCAAGGCCGTGGATTGGACCAGATACTATCGCTGGCTTGAAAGCCGCCTTGGTCATCCTCATTGGGCAGTTATCCCTGACGTTATTGATGGTGATGTGCAAGACAACGCCCAGCTGGTGAAGGAGTGGCCGCACCGGAAAGAACTTGGCGCACCTGTGTGGCATATGGCGGAACCGCTCGAAACCCTTTTGGACTTCGCGCAGGAGTTTCCCAAGGTCTGCTTCGGTTCATCCGGTGCCTATTGGCAAGTTGGTTCTGAGCCGTGGTGCCGCCGTTGCGATGAGGCATTCAACGAACTTGGACGCCGGGGGCCAATCCCGTGGATACACATGCTCAGGGGCATGGCCGTGGCAGGGAAAAGATGGCCGTTCGCTAGCGTGGACAGCGTGAACGTAGCGCGAAATTACAAAGATACGGACTCATGCCCTGAAGCAATGGCCCGTGTCATCGACGCAGTGCAGTGTCCAATTAAATGGAAAACACAACCCGAACAGATGGAACTCATCGCATGAGAATTGCAATCTTCCTCGCCTATCTCGCAACCATCCCGTTGGCTAACTGGCTTATCGGAAATGTCGGGACGTTCTGCGTTCCCAACGGCCCGTGCCTCATCCCTGTAGGGTTTGGTTTGTCTGCCCCGTCAGGTGTTCTGATGATTGGTGCGGCGCTGGTGCTTCGTGATGCGGTGCAGCAGTTGCTGGGCATCCGGTGGGCATTTGCGGCCATTGCAGTGGGAGTGGTGCTGTCAATCCTGGTTGCCCCCCCTGCGCTTGTGGTCGCTTCGGCAGTGGCGTTCGGTATCGCTGAATTGTTGGACCTCGCGGTTTATACCCCGCTGCGAAAGCGTCACTTGCCGCTGGCCGTGTTGGCATCGGGCGTGGTGGGCGCTGTGGCTGACTCAGCGGCGTTCTTGTGGCTGGCTTTTGGTTCGCTGGAGTTCATGGGCGGGCAGCTTCTGGGCAAACTGTGGATGACGCTGGTAGTTGCAACAGTGCTCTGGTTAATCTGCCATAAAAAAGTTACAATTAACCCCGATATTGCACGATGACGAACTGCATATGCCGCTCAAGAGGGTTCGCCCCGTGGCTGTAACCGCTGCACCCGTTGCGGCGTGTTGAGAAGAATTGCCCAAATTCCCCGATGGTTTGGACCGCTGTTAGAGCAGCGCCAGACAGGCTCGGGTAGGCTAATCCGGGTGCTCTAATACGCGGAACGCCTCCCGAGACCCCATTCCCCTGCGCTCCTTCAACCTCAACGTTCCCCGACTGCATCCATCCTGGGGCTGATCGCGCAGGGGATACCCTTTCCAGCCCACGCCACTGCCACCCCTCCCGGTTCAGCGTCAGAGCAGATCGCGCCGTGCGGCTGGAACCCTACTTGATTGGCGGAAGACCGTGGGCGAC